GCCGTCCGGCAAGCCCAGACTGTCGTACTCGTCATGCGCCTTTTCACGCAGTGCGTCACGATAGTTGCTCACCGTATCCAGAATTGGCTGCTTCAGGTGGTCGAATGTCAGAAACTCTTTGCCTGAACGGGAGAAGAACCCAACCTTCCAGTTGAACAGATCAACGAACGCCAGCACGCGCACACCGTCCAGCTTTGGTTCGGCCACTTGCGGCCAAGACTTGACGCGGGCTGGCTCAAACTTGTGCGCCAACATGCAGTCGAATGTGGGGATGCTGCGGGGAATGGCTTTATTGACCGTGGACTCGGAGAAACCGGCACGCAGGTCTTTGGAGATGATGCGCCAGAACAGTTCGCTGGAACCTTCAGTCAGGCGACCCAGCTCTTCCGAGACAGCGGTCTTGGCGGCATTGCCACTCAGTGCGCGAGTGCGCAACTGGTCAAGCACGTTCCAAGTGGAGTCGTCAAAGGCGACCTTCTCGGAAGGCACCATGCCTGGTTGCTCGGGGCGTTTGGCCAGGCCGTAGGTCTTGAAGGGGTTCAGAGCCGCCTCGAGCACCTTGCAAAAGTCCGCGTCATGTCCGTTGGTACGGATGAGCGCTTCTTTTTCCGTCTTGCTCGAGGTCGCCGCGATCTCCTCAATCAGATTGAAGATGTGATCCGAGATCATTGTGCGGCGGTGCCGTTGTTGGCAAACTTCTCAGGGTTCATCCAGTCGGGCTGGTCGGCCTTTTCCGCATCGTTTTTTGTTTTTTCGGCGGCGATCTCAGAGTAGATTTTGGCCATGTAATTGCGCATGGTCACGAAACCCTCTTCGAGTTGCTTTTGCGCCTCCTCATGTGAGACGCCACCGTATACCGCTGCTGCGGCCATTGTGCCTGTCAGAGCTACCATCAGGGTCGTTGTCGTGACTTCGACGGGAATGCCTTGCTGACCCAAAGCGTGAACAGTCTTCTGAACTTGACCCATCGCGTCGTTCATTTGGTATTGTTGCAGGCGTTCTGCTTGTTGCTGATCCATGTGGTTCTCCTAGAGTTGATGATTAGTTGACTGCGGCGCCGGCAGCAGCTTCTTCAGCAGCAATGTCGGCAGACAGGTGATCGAAGACGTGATTGGCGTACTCTTCGAGCATCTGCACACCTTCCACGCACTGCCCGATGACCGAACCGCGTTCGAGTTTCATGGCTGCCGCAACGGTTGCCATGAAGTTCACATACGCGGTGGCCACGCCTGTTGCGATGGCGGGTGGTGCGATGCCAGCCACATTCAACGCGACAATCGTGTCGATGAAGGCGGTGGACGCTTTACGGATGTGCTCCATTTCAGCTTCGTTGGGGGTGCGTTTCTCGGCGGTGGGTTGAGTGGTCATGTTTAGGTTCCTGAAGGTTTGCCCATCTGCATACGCACCATATCGACGAGCGACGGTGCCTTTGCAACCGAAGGCGATGGGACAACAACCTTCGGTTCTTCTTTTGGTTCATCGGCTGGCAATGCAGTGATAGCGGCATTGATCGCAGCGGCGTAGCCGTCGATCTCTGGAGTCGGCATCGTCGTCAGATGATCTGCAACCTTTTTCGCCGCTGACACTTTGACGGGCGCCGTCTTGGATGCTTCAGCCTTCGTTGGTCGAAAGCTCGGCGTCGTTTCGGCGAAGTGCCGATCCATCTCCTCACGCAGCAGTGCGCGGTCAATGAAATACAAGGCGGTGCCGGCTGCACGCTCTTCGGCCCGCATCTTCAGCGCGACACATTCTTTGTTGCGAATGGCTTTGCCGCACTCGACGTAGCTGGTCAGATCGCCATCACGCTCAAAGGCGGCGATCTTGTTCAGACACACGCAGTAGCCAGGGTTGAACCCCACGGTGCGGCAGGCGAAGTTGTAGGTATTGACGCCACCCATTGACTGTTCGGGTGGATATGCGGGTTGTCGGGCTTTGACCGCTTGAAAGATTGCGTCGTTCATAGTTGCTCCTTAGTGATATGTCACTGATGACTGCATTATACCGTGCAGCTATTGGGTTTCAAGTGAGAAACTGCGATGTCCTGCACACTGCCCTCACCACGTTCCCCAGCTCTCGCCGCGATCGGGTTCTGGCCCTGGTTCCTCGCTGACGATCTCGTTGAGTTCATCCACGACGAGCATGTCAGCCCCCAACCCGCGAATCTTGTCTACGTCCAACATGGCAGTCAGTTCGCTCAAGAACGGCGTGCTGCGGTAATGCGATTGAATGGCGCCAATCAGTTCCACCTCGGTGAAGCTGCGTGCGCGGGCGTGAAGACCGATTGTTGAGGGCGTTCGCTGATACCCGCGCCCCATCTTGGATTTGATGAGCTTTTCGGCGGCTGCGTTGCACGCACGCAGCGAACTATGGCTTTCGCACATCGTCTCGCCCAGCGTGCCGATCTTGCCCCAGCGCTTAACGAGCACGAAGCGCTTTTCATCGGGGTTCCAGAACTCGACGACCTCGTAAAATTTGGTGCCGCCCTCGTGTTCAAAATATCTCGGCTCAGTTGTAATTTTCTTCATTCGTTCTCCTGCGACATAGTGTCGATACGCAAATTGTAGAAAGCGATTCGCGGGTTCTCAACCGTGGCTGTGAATTAGCCCATGCACTTGAGTTTGATCCTGGCGGCCGATGAAGGCGTCAGTGCTTCGGCTTTGTAAAAGCACTCACGCACCACGCTGGCCGGCACCTCGTTGGGGTCTTTGTCTTTGGGCAAGAACGCAATCCGAGCCATCAGACCAATCTTGCGCACCTCCAGCGCTGCCATCACTGCATCGCGGGTGGCGCGTTTTTCACCGTCCCACATGAATGTGACGATCTTCAGACCCTGAGCCTTCAGACGCATCAGCATGCCCAGCTGACTGGTGTCCCCACCCACCGACAGATGCTTGCCAAAGGAGCCAACCGGCACGACTTCACGCAGGTTGGGGTCAGCATCCAGTGCCAGTTTGATGGCGATCACGTCAAAGGCGCCCTCACCCATCACGATGTGCTCCGCTCCCAGTGCGTTGTGCCCGTTGTAGAGGTACGTACCAGTGGAGGCAAAGCCAGGCGGGAACAGGTACTTCTTGTCAGCCGTACCCGTGGTGTCGCGCCCCTGAAAACTGACCAGTTTGCCTTCCAGATCAAAGATCGGAATCAGCACGCGATGAGCGTAATCCTGAGCACGGCGCTGCCCTTCAGGGTCGGTGAACCAGAACTTGCCCTTTTGCGAGAAGCGCAGGTGAAAGTAATCGGCGACATCGGCTGTGATGCCGCGTTTTTCCAGATACTTCAGGTTGCGGCCGTTGTGAGGCAGTGCGATGGACTCGGGCAGCTTCAGCTCTTCTGACATGGCCACAGGAGCGGATTTGCGCACGACCGGCTTCCAGCCCTGCTCTTCGGCGACATGCTTGACGTGTTCCACGACTTCGCGTGTTGTGGCCGAACCCAAGTGTGACTTGATGAACTTCCACTTGTTGAACTTCGTCTCGCAGTCACCGGAAAAGCAGTTGCCCAACCCCGATTCGGCGTTCAGATACACCTTCCAGTTTGAGCCACCACAGCAAGGGCATTCCTTGACGTTCAGCTGCACGCCACGCGAGCCTCGCGTGACTTTGTAGTCGATGCCCTCGCGATCGAGCCATGCTTCCATGTCGATCGTCTCCAGGGCCTCTTGCAGCTCCTCGTTGCCCGTGCCGCCGAACTTACTCATTCGCGGCGCAGGATGGACTCGATGAACTTCATCTTGGCAATGTCTTGCTTGATAAAGAGCGTAAAGCCGGACTCCTGGTTCCGTGATGCGGCAAAGTACAGTCGTGCTTCGCCTTTGGCGCGTTCTTCGTCCGTGATGTTGATCGAGATCATCAAGTCCACGGTTCGCACCTTGTTGAAGTCTTCGGCAACGTGTTCGGCTTTGGCCACCGTCGCTTTGAAGCCCTCGCGGTTGGTCTGCGTGGCGGTGAGCATTGCAACGTCCATTTGCTGCGCGATCGCCCGAAGGTCCACGTACACGCTCTTGGAGTTTTCGATCACATCGTTGTAGCGAAAGTTCGGCGCCATGATGTCGGCGTAGTCAACCACCACGAGGTCATAGCGAATGCCTTTGGCAGCGTGACGATCCAGCAAGGCTCGCAGCATGTTCGGGGTGAACGTGCCCGATGGGTATTCGAAGATGTCCAGACGGCCGGTGTGCCCCTCGAGCGCGGCGACCTTTGCCTCGACATCCTTGATGTGCTTGCCCAGCTCCTTAATCATCGTGTCGCTCACCGATGCGTCCAGACGTTCAGCGACGATGCTGGCGGCCACTTCGAGCGTGATATAGGCGACGTTGAATTTCTTGAGCGATGCGGCCTTTGCAAAGCCGATCAGCGCGGTGGTCTTACCT